CACCTCCCCCAAGACCTTCTACGTTAGGAAGACCCGATGCTTTAAAAAAAGGTGGTTTAATGTCTAAAAAGAAACGTAAGTAAATTAATTAAAAGGAGAAAATCATGCCAGAATTAGAAAATGTAGAAAAATCAAAAGTTGCTGGATTTGTATCTAGAGAAAGAAACAAAGGTAATAAGGCTAATCAAGAGAGAATAAATCAAGATGAAAAAGAGTTAGCTGAATTACTTGCACAAAGAGAAAAAGAGGTAGAGGAGTCTAAAACAGAAAATCAACAAGATGCTTCCTCTGTTTCTGAAGATACTCAGAAAAATGGTGAGGAAAAAACAAAAGATACAGATGAACAACCTCTATCCAGAGAAGAAACTACTTTTAAGAAAAGACACGCAGATCTTAGAAAAGCCTTTGCTGCTAAAGAAAAAGAGTGGAATAAAAGGTTTGAAGAGTTAGAGTCTCAACTTAAAAAAGCAACTAACAGTCAATTAATATTACCTAAAAGTGAAGAAGAAATGGATGCTTGGATAGCAAAATATCCTGACGTTGCTGCAACAATGCATACAATGGCAGATAAAATATCTAAAAATAGATCAGAAGAACTTGATAAAAGATTATCTGAAATAGAAAAGCTACGAGAAGAAGCCGCCAAAGAAAAAGCCGAAGCAGAATTACTTAAATTACACCCTGACTATACTGAGATCAGACAGGATGATGCTTTTCATGATTGGGCAGAGACTTTACCACAAGCTCTACAAGATATATTGTATGAGAATAGTACTGATGCAAAAGCTGTTGCTAAACTTATAAATCTATACAAAACTGAAAAAGGTGTTTCAAACACATCAAAAGCAAACAATGCGATTAAAGATGCGGCTAAATCGGTAAAAAGTAATCGAAGTGTTCCTCAAAAGGATGAATCTGAGTCTTATTTTAGAGAATCACAAATACAAAAAATGTCAGATAAAGAATATGAAGCTAATCAAGAAGCCATATTACAAGCGACAAGAGAGAAAAAAATTATCTATGATGTATCAGGAGGTGCTCGTTAAAAAAAGTTGACAAGTTTAATTTTTTTCATATAACTAGAAATATGCACAGTTTTCAATCAACTGTGCTTGTGAACGTGGAACATGGTAACTAAAAAGACACCTGTATATATAAGCCCACTTGTTATGTAAACTGTACAA